AGATACTGAAAATATTGTTAATGGTAGTTCTGCTACATTATTAGACAATCCTTTATCAGGTGGTCATAATTTGGTTGGAGTAGGAACAACCACATTCTCATTTATATCTCCTATTCTTCCTCAAAAATTAGAATACGTTTCTTCTGATGGTGTGTTCTCTTATGATACTGATTCTAAAAATGCTGAAGGACCAATATCAAATGTTAAAGTTGAGAGTAAAGGATATCAATATAAAACTTTACCAGGAATTAGCACTATAATATCTGATAAAGGAAATAATGCAATTCTAGAAACAAAAGGTCCTACCATAGGTAGAATAAGTAAAAGTGTAATTCAAGATATTGGATTTGATTATTCTGTTGATAAAACTCTTAGACCTGAAGCAAATATACCTCAGTTAATTAAGTTAGACTTACTTACTTCTCTTGGTAGCATAGGTATTACTTCAGTTGGTAATAATTATCTAGAATCTCCTGGTTTAATTCTTTTGGATGGATTGACTAATAAAGTAGTTAGTGATATTGATTTAAATTATGAATTAGGTGATACTCATGTTAGTATTTTAAAGAATACTAAAACTTTGAATAATGTTACTCCTAAGATTATTCCTACCAGCAACTCTAATGGATATACTATTAATAGTATAGATTATGATGATGGAAATAAAAATGTAACATTGACAATTGGAGCAAGTTTTAGTAATGCTGCTGATTATCCATTTGAAGTGGGTAAGAAGGTAATGATTGAAGGTGTGAGTGTTGGATTAGGAAGTACTGGTAAAGGTTATAACTCTGAGAATTATGATTATACTTTATTTGAAATTTTAGCAACAGATCCTAATATTGGAGGAGTTCTTGGAACTGTAAGATACAGTTTAGCAAATATTATTCCTGATGGTGATATACCAGGAACCTTTAAATCTAATTTATCATCTGCTAAGATTATTGCTGAAAGGAATTTCCCAATCTTTGATATTAAATTGAAAGTTGATGAATTTGAAAAAGGTGAAGATGTTGTTTCTGGTTCTAAGAGAGGATCTTTGCAATCTTGGAATAATTCTTATGGATATTTAAGAGTATCATCTATTCAAGATTTTAAAGTTGGTGATTCCTTTATAGGAGAGTCTTCAGGGACTAAAGGTACTATAACAGAAGTCTTATTAGATAATTCATTATATGATGTTGGTGCTTCTTCTATAGTTGAAGAAGGATTCCAAAAAAATACTGGATTCCTAAATGATGATCTACAAAGAGTCTTTGATAGTGATTATTATCAATATTTCTCATATTCTTTAAGATCAGAGTGTGAGTATGAAAAATGGAAGGAACCAGTATCTACATTAAATCATACAGCAGGATTTAAAAAATTTAGTGATTTAATTATACGAAATGAAGAAAAGGTAGGAGTTGTTACTGCTCAAACAGAAAGTAAATTTGAAGTTGTTAATGACTTGATATCCATAATGGATATGAATACAGTATTTGATTTTGATTTAGTGAGAGAAAAAACTTTAACAATAGGTTCTAATATCATCTCAGATGAATTAGTTTTTGATACTAGGATTCTTCAAGATTATAGTGAGTCTGTAGGTAATAGAGTATTGACAATTGATGATATCAGTGGAGACTTCAATAATAATGCTAGAACAGATGCTTTCCAATCTGTTGATAGTTTCAATTTAGCAAGTGTAAGATATAGGAAATATATTAGTTTTATTAGAGATAAGAGATTTACTAAAGAGAGACAGATCTTATTAGTTTCTGCACTTCATGATGATACTGGTAATATCTTCTTAAATCAATATGGTAGAGTTGAAACCAATACTGACCTTGGTGAGTTTGGTGGAGATTTGGGTTCCTTTGATATGGATATTGCTGGTGATGATGGAAGACTATTATTCTTCCCTAAGAAGTTTAAATTTAATAATTATGACGTATCTAATGTAGCAGTTAATATTTCTGACAGTGTTGTTGGCGTAGCTTCTACTGGATTAGGTGGTATTGTTAATATTGTAAGTAGTACCACAACTATACCTTTAGGTATTACTACACAACATAGTATAGTATCTTTTGCTACCACTTATAGAGGATCTAAGATCCTAGTTGCATATGCTGCTAGTGATTCATCCTACTGGGAGCATGATGAGATAACATTAGTCCATGATGGCACTAATGTAGATTTAGTGGAATATGGTCAGTTAACTACAGGTAATGTTGGTAGTGCATCTGGTGAACCTGGTCTTGGAACTTATAGTGCTTATATTGCTGGTTCTAGAGTTCATCTAGATCTTCATCCTACTGTTAGTACTGCAAGCACATATGTTGCTAATACAGTCCATGTTGACTTTGGAAATGCATCATCTGCTGGTGTTGGCACTACATCATTAAACACTTCTAATCTAGATTCTAGATATACTGCTATATCTGCTAGTGGTTCTCCATCAGCTACTACTATAGCACAATATGAAAGTGAAACATTTAATGGTGCTTATTATGTTGTATGCGTAGAAGATACTACTAATAGTCATTATCAAATATCTGAAGTAATAGTAGTTGATGATGGTACTACTGCTTTCATAACAGAGTATGCTATTAACCAAACTGTTACCAACCTTGGTGATTTTGATGCTGCTATTTCTGGGGACAATACTAATTTAACATTCACACCTATAGCTAGTGCTAATGTCCAAGTTAGAGTCTTCCAGACTGCTTTAAGATTGGTAAATGAACTCAGCACTATTACTGAAATAGATTTAAACAATGCTACTATTGATACTGGGTTTGGTGCTTATACTGCTACTGAGACTGATGTTAAGAGAGCATTTGAACTTAAGCATAGACAACTACCAATCTTTAAGAGAGACTTTGTAGGAAGTGCTACTACCACAGTTAGTTTATCTGAGGATACTGTTAGACTACCTGATCACTACTTTGTTACTGGTGAAGAACTAACTTACAGATATACTGGTGCAGGAACTACTTCTGCTATTGAAATTGAGTCACAAGCTATAACTGGATATGGTACTACAGATAAAATGCCTTCTAAAGTTTTTGCTGTTAAGGTTGATGACTCTACTCTTAGACTTGCTACTTCAGCAGAGAATGCTTTAAAATCAAGTCCTACTTATTTGGATATCACTTCTGTTGGTATTGGTACTTCTCATTCCTTTACTTCAAGTAAGCAGAATTCAAGATGTATATTGAGTATTGATAATATAGTTCAATCACCAATAGTTGCTACTGCTGTAACTACTACTATTACTGCTGATGTATCTGCTACTACAGATAAAATTAAAATATCAGGAATAACATCTATTACTGGTGGTGATATGTTGAAGATTGGTGATGAAATTATGAAGGTGGATTCTGTTGGATTGGGTGCTACCAACGTTCTACTTGTTACTAGACCTTGGATGGGAACACAATCAGCACTGCATAGTGATGGTACGTTGATTACTAAGGTAGATGGAGCATATAATATTGTAGACAGCACTGTTAACTTCTATACTGCTCCTGTTGGATTAACTCCAATATCAACTACTACAAATGAACCAGATGAGAGAGACTTTGTTGGTATAGCAACTCACTCAACTTTCAATGCAAGATCATTCATGAGATCTGGTATTACTGGTAGTTCTGATGAACCTTATGCTGGTAACTATATCTTTGATGATATTTCTTCTAATTTCACTGGACTAACTACTGAGTTTACTCTTAAATCTGATGGCAGTGATATAGCAGGATTCTCTACAAATAATGCTCTGATATTAGTCAATCAAGTTCCTCAGGGACCACAAAGATATACTGGTGGTGTATCTGTTGCTGGTGATTATACACTTATAGAAAGTGTAGGTATTACTAGTATTCAGTTTACAGGATCTATCTCATCAGTAGCATCTGATCCAAATAGTTCTAATGTTCCTCTTGGTGGTGTTATTGTTTCTGTTGGATCTACAGAAGGTTTAGGTTATCAACCATTAGTTGCTGCAGGTGGTACTGCTGTGGTTTCTGGATTGGGTACTATTAGTTCTGTAAGTATAGGAAATAGTGGATCAGGATATAGAACTGGTATTCAGACTGTTGTGAATGTAGGTGTTCAAACATTAAGCACTGGAGCACCTAATATTGAGTTTATTGGTACTGCTGCTATCAGTGGTGGTAATATTGTAAGTGTTGCTATTACCAATCCTGGTACTGGTTATACATCTACTAATCCTCCATTGGTTGTTATAGATGAACCATTATCTTATAGCAATATGCCTTTATTCTACTCTTCAAATCAATCTGGAGTAGGATCAGAAGCAAGAGCTAATGTGGTTGTTGGTTTAGGTGGTAGTGTTATTGATTTTGAAATTACCAATCAAGGATATGGTTATGGTGAAACTCAAAAGTTAACCATAGGTGTTGGTGGTACTGTAGGTATTCCAACTGCAGGTGCTGCAGAGTTTAGGGAATTCCAATTAACTATTCAAGAAACTATTAGTGATAGTTTTGCTGGATGGACAGTTGGAGACTTCCAAGTCTTAGATCCTTTAGATTCATTATTTGATGGAAAGACAATTTCTTTCGCATTAAATCTAAATGATGTTCAACAAACAATTCAATCCAAACCTGGATCAAATATAGATGTTGAAGTTCTATTATTAGTATTCATTAATGATATTCTTCAAAGTCCTGGAGATGGATATGAATTCAAAGGTGGTAGTTTTATAACCTTTAAGGAACCACCTAAGGAAGGTGATACTTCTAAGATTCTTTTCTATAGAGGAACTGGATCTGTTGATGTTGCTAATGTTGATATTTTAGAAACAATTAAGACAGGAGATGAAATAAAATTATATGATCAATCTATTGGTTTAGAAGAAAATAAGAGAACAGTAACTATTCTCAATTCTTCTGATAGTGTAGATACAAACATCTATACTGGACCAGGTATTACTACAAATGAAACTTTCCAAAGATCTGTTAATTGGTTTAAACAAACTGAAGATAAATTTATTGATGGAGATGCAGTTACTAAAGACAGACCACATTATGAACCACTAATATATCCTAATACTAATATAATACAATCTGTGGGTGTTGGGTCTACTGTTATTTTTGTTTCTAATATAAGAACTTTCTTTGACAATTCAAAGGAGAATTATAATAATCAGGATGATATTAAAATCATTTCTCAGGATAGTAGAGTAGGAGCATCTGCCACTGCATTTGTTTCTGTTGCTGGAACAGTTAGTTCCTTTGATATAACAAATCCTGGTGTAGGATATACTATAGCACCTACAGTGTCAATCACCACTCCTATTGGATTAACTACTTCTCAAGGTGCTAGGGCAACTGCTACTATAAGTGGAGTTGGAACTGTGAATGCTATTACAGTTTCTTATGGAGGAACTACTAGTGGATTTGCATATACCAGCACTGCTGCACCTTCAATTCTTATAGGAGAACCTAAATTAGTTTCTTCTATTGAAACTATTAAAGATGTGTCGTATTCAGGTGATTTTGGAATCATATCTGGAATTTCTACAACATCTGTAGGAGTAGCATCTACTGCTATAGTCTTTGATTTACTTCTTCCAAAAGAATCACTGTTTAGAGATGCTTCTACTGTAGGTACTGCTATCACTGTAAGTGGAATTTCTACTGGATACTACTTTACAGTCTTCAATTCTAATGTAGGTGCTTCAGTAACTTCTCTATATCAAGATGGTACTGTAGTTGGTATAGGAACATCCTTCTTAGATAATGTCTATGAAGTTGCTCAAGTTTCTATTGCTCAAACTATGGGTATAGGAATTGGATTGACTTATGTTGCACAAGTTACAGTCAGTGTTCAAGATTATAATGGATTGACTGGTCTAGGACATAGTGAATTCTTTGGTGAATATAGTTGGGGAAGAATTGTTACTGCTCCTAGAGGATCAGCAAGACAATTTACTTCTTATGCTGGTGATTCTACTGGATTAAGTGGTATATCTACTTCACCAATAATTGAAAGACTTGATCCTTTAAGATACGTAAATTATAACACATAAATAACTAAAAAATAGTAAAAATGTCAGCCATTATAACTGATCAACTTAGAATATTGAATGCTAAGAATTTTGTCTCAGCAGCAACTTCTACTGTTAATTCATATTATTCTTTTGTTGGTTTACCTAATGCTACTAACTATTCTTCTACATGGGACTCAAATCCTCCTGCACCTAAGGATAGTTTTGAACAAGAGAATGATTATTGGGATACTATGGTAGCTCTGAAGAAAGTAACTTCTTCAGATGTACGTAGAATGGTGAATAAAAATACTTGGACATCAGGTATAACTTATGATATGTATAGAGGGGATATTAGTAGAACAAATTTAGCACAACCATCTGGTGCAACTAATTTATATTCAGCAACATATTATATTGTTAATGAAGATTTTAAAGTTTATATTTGTCTTCAAAATGGAACAGATCCAGAAAATACTACAGGAAGACCCTCACTAGACCAACCTACATTTACAGATTTAGAACCTAAAGCAGCAGGTGATAGTGGAGATGGTTATATTTGGAAATATCTTTACACTATTAAACCAGGTGATATTGCTAAATTTGATTCTACTAACTTTATACCTGTACCTAATGATTGGGAAACAAGTTCAGATAATGCTGCTGTAAGAGATAATGCATCTAGTAGTGGACAATTAAAAATTGCTACTATTATTAATAGAGGATCTGGAATAGGAACTGCTAACAGAACTTATACAGGAGTCCCTGTAAATGGAGATGGTTCTGGTGCTGAAGCAACTATTGTCATCAATAATGATGCTAAGGTTGAATCTATTAATATAGCAAAAGGTGGATCAGGATATACTTATGGTACTATAGATTTAGTTGCTGGTGGAGTTCCAACAGGAACCACTAGACCAGCATTTGATGTAATCATTCCACCACAAGGTGGACATGGTGCTGATATCTACAGAGAGTTAGGCGCATATAATGTTCTCCTATATTCTAGAATTGAAAATGATAATGAAAACCCAGACTTTATTACTGGTAACCAAATTGCTAGAGTCGGTGTCGTAGAAAATCCACAACAGTTTGGTTCTACAACTCTCCTTTCAGCGGACAAAGCAAGTGCTGTTGGTGCTTTAAAACTTGTTGGATCAGGATATAGCACAGCAACATTTACTGCTGATGCATATTTTACTCAAACGGTGTCTACAGGAACAACTGCTGTAGGAAGAGTTATTAACTATGATCAAAATACAGGGGTATTGAAATATTGGCAGGACAGAT